CTTGATGTCAATATGGTAGGGGAGTTTAGCATTCAGTTCGTCCATCAGTCTGAAATGTTCACGGATACGGTAATAGAGGTCTTCTGGGGTATCAGTATAGTTCCAGAGCACATCCACAACGAATACCCGGTGTCCGTTTTTCGCCATAAGAGCGATTGCGGTCTGGAAGAACTTGTCTTCTGCCATCCAGTCAAAGGCGAACCGGACAGGGCGTAAAGGAACATCTTTTAACAGGAGTGCCTTTTCGGGTGTCATAAGTCTTGCATCAAGGGACTGGTTGAAATCAATGGAAGTAAACCCAAACTCTTTCATCATTAAAACATCTTTTCTCAGGTCTTTCATATCTTTAGCCAGCCAGTTATTGTCATAAAAGACCACATGCTTACATCCCGGGAAGATGTCGGAAGACCAGTCTCTGTTGTAAAATTCGGGTTCAACATTCTTGACCATACAAAACCCGCATTTACGAATACATCCACGGGAAGTATGGGCTATTGAATACGTTGGATTTTCAATTAAAGAATAGTCCGGTGGGAACTTTTCTACTTCCGGCATAAGTCCTTTAATGACAGTAACACCGAGATTTTCAAATGGTTTCGGTATTAGTGTTGCAGAAACCCCTCCAACAAATACTGATTCAACTCTTCGTTGTATTTCACGAACCATAGATATTGCTCGAGGTATATCAAATGTGAAGGTTGTAGTAACATAGGCTCTATCAAAGCCTCTTGATGGCGGTGCATCAAATAAAGCAGTTGTGTCTCCAAGACTCTTCCTCCATGACGATATTTTTAGTAATGGCAACGGATAAAACTTTGAATCTTTCGTGGTATCAATTAAAGCAATTTTCATATCGCACCCAGAATCTGAATCAAAGCAACCCGCATCGTTTCATCACTCCTCTTCCCAATATTGCTCCCGTCGTACCAGACTCTCCGAAAGCAAGCCATAATTTCACAGCTTCCGCATCTTTCTTTGGGACGATAAGTTCAATCTTCACATCTTCCAGTTCGTTTAAAGCATCTACTTGTTTATCCAGTTCCCCGAACTTTTCTGATTTAAAGACAGCTTTTCCAAACCCTGTAGAATCCACAAGTTCTTCGTCATTGTCCTGTAGAAACTCCATTTCGTCAATCAGTTTAACAAAATCCCAACCTGCGTATTCACCTGTCTTATTATCAGCAATACGATACCCCCTCTTCTGAGTTTCGGACAACCCGATAATCTGGGTAATTTCCGGGACAGCATCGTATTTCAGTTCTTTCAGGGCTTTCAGGGTAGTATGTCCGTAAAGGAGAACAAAGTTCTCATCCACGCCAATCGAGGCTTTCACATACCCGTATTTCTGAATAGACTCTTTTACATGAGGAACGGCTTTATCGGACAGTCGGGGATTGTTCTCATAAGGAACAGGTTTATTAATAGGAACGTCAACAAGGCTTTTGCGCTGCATAAAGGTTAATATACTACAAACGATATAAAGATTCTTATTGTGGGGTTATTATGGGTTTACCAGAAGGTCAAGCACCTGTAAACGTCCTGACCAACGAAGAACGGTCAGATGGTGGCAAATCATTATCTCCGTTAAAGATACTTGCAAATTCTATGCGGAGGAGAAAATACTGTACCGTCCAATGTGACTTCGCAGATATGTGTCCGGTACTCCCATTGTCAATGTCAAAGGAAGAGATGTTGCCCAATGGGAAACATCCGTGTAAACTAAAGTCTGCACCGAAATCCATGCAGAGAAGAATCAAGAATATGTTTTTAAATGGAGAAGAAGGGCTCCTGTTAGAAGTAAAACAATCTCTTTTCGTAGTAAGCACTCACTTAGGAGACGATAATAAAGAACGAATGGCATATGCGGAGTCTGTCTTGAAATTACACAAAGCCATGTATGGTGAGAAATCACAGATAACCGCTTCTCCCGAACCACTGGAAATAACCGTAAGGCAATTGAATGTAAGATCAGGGGATGCACAGGAAATCAAGATTGGCAAGTCCCCAAAAGAGATACGACAGATGAACGCAGCAACACTTCTTGCCCGGGATATTATGCCCGAAGAACCCGTTGACCCGGAATCTCTTTTAACAAGTCCATTACTTGATACAATTATCCATAAAAAGAAGGACGACGATGAAGTTAGAGTTTGAACTGCACTCAAAGCAGATGGAGATTTTCCAAGCCTTTCTTGCAGGAGCCCGGTTCATGGTTATTGCCTGTGGCCGCAGATTCGGTAAGACCATGCTCTGTGCGTTCATTGTTATATGGTCGGCATTACAGAATACCAATTGGAATATCTGGATTGTTGCACCAACCTTCCCTCAGACCGACATTCTATGGGAAATGGTTATCCAGTATATGCCGAAAGATTACATCAAACAGATTTTTGAAGGGAGAAAATTAATTGAACTTAAAAACGGTTCCAGAATATGGGCAAAATCGGCAGATAATCCGCAAGCATTGGTTGGTAGAGGACTTGATCTCATCGTGTTCGATGAAGCAAGCATGGTTCCTATTGATGCGTGGAACTACATGCGACCAGCTCTTGGTGACAGGAAAGGAAGAGCTATCTTCCCAACAACACCAAAAGGGAAGAACTGGTTTTATGACATCTACATGAAAGATCCAAAGAATGGGGGAAATGATCCAGAATACCATTCCTACCATTATCCAAGTATGGATAACGAGTTTTTGGATTCCAGTGAATTTGTCAGTATGACAAAGGACTTGCCCGAATTGATGTACCGGCAGGAGATTCTTGCAGATTTTATAGACTCTGGTGGTGAAGTATTCAGGAACTTAAACAAAGTTCTTTCAGATTGTCTCCACTCTCCATTGGAAAACCACAATTATATTGGCGGTATTGATTTAGCCAAGTATCAGGATTTTACTGTTATCATGATTGCCGATATGGACACCAACGAGATTGTGTTCTACGAGCGGTTCAATAAACTTGACTGGGATTATCAGAAGATCAGGATACAACAAATACTCAAGAGTTACAATGACGCTCTTGCTTTCGTAGATTCAACTGGTGTAGGCGACCCAATAGTTGAAGACTTGCAAAGAGCCGGGTGTAATGCAAAATCGTTCAAGTTTACTACCACTTCCAAGAAACAGGTTATTGAGAATTTAATGAAGATGGTAGATGATTCAATTATCCGGATACCAGATATTCCTGAGATACGCCACGAGTTCTCAATATTTGGGTTTGAACAGTCTCAGTTTGGTAATATCAGGTACTCGGCACCCGATGGTCAGCACGATGATATAGTAATTGCTACAGCTCTTTGTGCATGGGGATTAGAGAAGAATATCGGAGCATCGGTTGTAGGCGTATCACCCTATGAAGAGACTACACAGGTCTTTGATGAACAGAGACAACGGATTGTGCCACACATATCTGATGTTAAAGATAATACCGAAGACAATGTTTGTAACTGGCACGATGATGATGACAGAGTAGTGGATTATACAGAAGATTAATAAACTTGACGCTGAATAATCATTATGCGTTATGTGGCAAGGGACGAAAAAGATTACCTTTCTATTGATGATATAATACAAAAGTCTTCACCATCAACAAGAACTTTCAGCACAACTTTTGACAGGGCAAGACAACCAATATCCGGGCTTCTCGATAATGTTGAACGTCCTTTTGATACCCAAATAATCGAAAACGAATCTGAAATCCTCTCTCTTTTAATGAAAGCATCTGGTCAGAGCCAGCAGGTTGTACCGTCATTCTACGAAGGTGGAGATGATGTATATATCGAAAACAAGAGAGTTGCTGATGTAACCGTTACCGATGCTGACCGGAGAGCAATACATACAATATCAAACTATTACAATACCCTTGGGATATATAGGGACGACTTCGATAAGAACAATAATGACAAACTTGCACGAAACGCCTATTACGCCATCTGTGAAAAAGCGATGATGGACTACATGAGATCAGTCCAGTGGGCAGTTAAGGATTCACGCAATGGTGATACTATAGAACCTGCAACAGACTTTTTTGAAACACCAAATCCTCAGGATTCTATGGGCGACATCATGGCTATGATTATCCGTGATGTTACACGGTATGATGCGGGGGTTCTTGTAAAATCTTTCAATAAAGGGGGATTTGTTACAGAAATCAAACCATATCTTGCAACAGAATTTTGGAGAGAACAGGACAGGGTTCCGTTCATTATCAACGTACCGATAATGAATACCGTTGATTTAACGGGAGGTGCGTATGCAAGTCACCAGCAACCAACCTATCAGGGCTGGTGGTCACATGGGTACACAGAACGGTTCTGGCAACGCTCAAGGACGGGAGTTTACATTCCCTTCCAACCAGAAGAAGTTGCTTACTTCATGATGTATCCAAGAACGGACGGAATCTACGGAACAGACTTTATTAAATTCCTCAAGTACCAGATCCAATATCTTATTGACTCGACAAAAGCTGCCGGGAAGACATTTGAGAATGGAGTTGTTCCATCTATTGTGTGGGAACACCCGGAAGTACGCACGATACCTCAGCTCAAACAAAGGATTGCGGAACTCAAATATAATAATCAGGGATGGCAACGGTTCGGTAGTGTCATCCATACGGTCAATGGGGAGAAAGTATCATCTGTTGCACAAAGTCTCCACGATATGCAATGGCTTGAAGGACAGAAATTCGTTGCTCAGCTCGTATGGGCAACATGGGGATTCAGTCCAGAAGAGTTCATGGGTGGTGGTGAGAATCGTGCTACGGCATATGTCAAGAGAAACATCACAAAGTCCCGTCTATTATATCCGTTAATGACTTTCCTCGAACAGAGGATTAACAGAGAAGTATTGCCATTCCTGAAGGGATATAGGAAATTCTGGAAGTTCTCATTTACCCGGGACATTGAACTTGATGATGAGAATAAGGTAGCAACTACCAACTCCATTAAAGCATCAACTTTCTTACAATATTACCAGAGCGGATTCCCGATTGAAGCATCTATGGAACTTGCAGGTTTAGATAAGAACCAGTATAAGTTCAACATTGAGATGCTCGAAGCCGAGATCATGCAGAACCAGATGATGATGCTACAACAACCCGGACAAGAGGGAGCCGGTGCAGAAGCGGGTGGCATGGAGAATCTCGAACAGGGAAGATATGGTGCTGCTTCAGAGATGTACTTAGGCAACGAAAGAGGAAGTTCTGAGGGAACAGACCAACCCGAAAACACTCCAAGAGATCCATCTATTGATGAGGAGCAGTATAAGAAAGCAAAAGGTACAACGATGGCTGGTACGAGAATTGACCCGCTTAACGCTCCAATGGTTTATCAGGAAGACTGGAAGAAAGAGCATGTTTACAAATCAAAAGAACCCTCTTCCAGAGATATTGCAGTAGAGAGTAACCGTCAGGCTAGTAAAAAGTTACAGGATGAAAACGACGAATCTACTAAGAACACTGTTGGTGCAATTAAAACAATAGCAGAAGTTGCACCACTTCTTTTAGCAAAGAAAAAGAAACCCGATAAGGATACTGTTGAGAAGAGTATAACAATTAATCCCGCTTTGGTTGGAATGGGTGTAGCCGCTCTTGGTGTAAGAGAACTTTGGAAGAAAAAACAAGCCGAAGAAAAAAATAAAAGGACAGAACCCGTATCAACGAAGAATCCTGCTGATAAGAATACCGCTCCGACAACCCGGCACGTAGAGAGGAAAATACGATTCAAAGAGGGTGGTGGAGCAGAAGAAGTTGGTATTCCAAGAAAGCCCAAAACTCCGAATATTCCCACAAGCAACGAAGGGACTGGTACAACAAAACAAGTCGGGGTTTCTGGTACGACTTCTCAATGGAGTTCAAGATGGCAAACAACCGGAGAAACAACCAAAAAGTCTCTTGTAATAGACGATCCCGATGAGCGGTATGATGGCAACTATAATCCATACTGGCTTGCAGAAGGCATCAGGGTTGAGATGGAACATACCAATGACCCGGAAGTTGCAAAGGAGATAGCAAAAGACCATTTAGATGAGTTTATAGATTACTATTCTTCATTAAGGAAGATGGAGAACGCACTCCGAAGTGGAAACAGACCGTTCCAGAAGGTTGAGATGTATAAGTCTGGTGAGATGGTAAAGGCTAAAGTGTATATCACTCACCCAAGTGAAGCTCCAAAAGGACGGGCAGTACGCAGAGGAAATAAAGGTGGGTACTATTATATAACGAACCAGAGAGAGAGAGGTGGAGCAGCAGCAACACAATCGGGAGAACACGCCAAGAAGAAGAAAGGCAGTGGTCATAAAGGATGGCAAACTGGCGGCGGAGAAGCACCTTCAGAAGGAACTACACCAGAACCACCCATGGCTCCTGACATCGAAGGAGCGGAAATGCAGGTAAAAATATCTGGTAATGGGGTAGGTATTGTTGTTGGAATCGTAGCAGGAAGACTTGTCGCTTCAAAACTCAACACTCCCCAAACAGCACAGTTTATAAAAATCTGTGAGAAGAAAGCGGGTGAAAAGACAAGTGCAGAGGGTATTATAGAGATCATGGTAATGACTGCTGAAGAGATGGGGTTGGAGGTAACATGACACTTTACAAGGGAGATGTCGGGGATTTAATTCAACTCAATTCCGACTCTACCACAATAGCAGTTTCGGATATAATCACCCTTTATGTGCGGAAACCAAATGGATATACAACAACGTGGGCTCTGGTAAGTCCCGATGCAGTTAACAGGACAACGGGCATTATATCCTATTATGCAAAGAGTGGAGATATAAACCAAGCCGGAGAATATATTGTTATTATTAAATCTCTTTCCTCAACTGGTGCTGTTACTTATCTCAATACCGTAAGGTTCGTTGCACTCGATGTTTTTGGAACCAGCACAACTCTTGATGTCGCCGCATCCGATCTTGTTTACCTTTATGAACATGGTTCAGAACACCTCTCCAATGGCGATGACCCCATTCCGGTAGCCACAACTTCTGTAGCCGGTCTTGAGAGTGCAGCCGATAAGACGAAGTTGGACTCTTTATCCAATACCAAAATTCTTGCCCTTTCTGCGGGTGGGGGTATTCCACTCGATTCAGATGGGAAACTCGATGATTGGACAACGGTAGCCCTGTCAAATGGCATCAATTATATCGCCGCCACGTTTGACCGGGTTACCGCAAGTAAATTCCAATGGGTCTTTGAACTCCCGGACTGGGATG